TGGTGCGAAGGTACGTTTCACGTCTCAGATGATTAAGGGTGCGTATGAGAACTTCAAGAAGGGACACCCGTTCGGGTACATCCCATTCCAGTTCTTGCACAAGAGCGTGAACGGTGAAGACCATCCGAAGGACTACGCCGGTAGGGTGGTCAACCTGAGTGTTGACAACGAGGAGAACCCTACAAAGATGTATGCGGACTTCTCACTCACCGACGACGCCAAGAAGATAGTGGAGCACAACCCGCAGTTCGGCGTGAGCGTTAAGGTTCACCCCAACTTCGTGCACCCTAGCACTGGTCAGGAGTTTGGACCTATGCTGTTGCACGTTGCAGGAACGCACTACCCTAGGATGAGTGGGAGCGACACCCTCAACCTCGGTAACTGGTCGCCAGTGGCGGCAGGTATTGACGCAGTAGGAGAGACAATAGACCTCTCTGGTGGAGAGTTCGAAGGAATCACGGCAAGTACAGACGATATTATAGACACAGGAAAGGAAGGTGAAAACATGTCAGACAAGGACAAGCAGGGTCAGGAGCAGCCGTTCGACCTCGCAGCGGCGATGGAGAGTGATGCATTCAAGGAGGCAATCAGGCTAGCAGTTGACACGCAGACCGAGAACCTCCGTAAGGAGAACGAGTCACTCCGTGAGGGCATTGGCAATATCCGCAAGGAGAGCTACACCAACACGGTTAAGAGTGCGGTCAACACGTATAGGGCAGCAGGCGTACCGCCGGTAATGCTCGATGCGGCAGAGGCACTACTCCTCAGTTTCGACGAGGACACCCGTAACGAGGCATTCGAGTTGAGCTACGGTGAGGGCGAGAACGCCAAGACCGAGAAGCTCAGCAGGGTTGCCATCCTCACGAAGATGCTTGACGAGGCCAAGGGCTTCGTTGACCTCGGCGGCGAGAAGGGCAGCAACGAGGAGCCGGATGCGAAGGAGCTTAGCGCAGAGCAGGAGGACGAGGCCGCGCTATTCCTAGCATCACTCACTAATCACGAACTAGCACTATCAACAGACCAGTCATAAGCATTTAAGGAAGGAGGCAGACAGATATGGGAATTTTGAAGCATCGCTTTACAGTAGCAGACTTCCTACCGCTTGTGGCTCACGCAGCCCTCATCGGTGGCCGTCTCGTGGAACCGGCAGCAGCCAATGGGCCGACCCCGAGGGTTAAGCACACTGATGCGGACAGCGACTACGCCATCGGCGCGGTCGAGGAGGATGCGGTCGTTGACCAGCGTGTGAGCGTTAGCACCAGGGGAGTACAGCTTCTCACCGCTAGTGGCGCAATCGCGTTCAACACCGACGTTGTTCCGGCAGCAGACGGTAGGGTAGCGCAGGCTGACGCGAGTGCTGGGGAGCGTGCCTACGGGCGTGCACTACAGGCCGCAGCAGCATTGAACGACAAGATTTGGGTACTCAAGTACCAGTAAACTTTACCTTTGAAAGGGGGTGAACACGAATGCCTTTGAACGCACACTTTTCTAACAACCAGACAAGTCATACGGTGGCAGACTACCTCAAGGAGCCGAGCATCATCAAGAAGACTCTTACTCTAGCGGGTAGGGGTCAGTTCTTGGCTGAGACTCTGTTCACGGGTGGATACAGCGCGAATGGTGGAGCAGTTAGCTACCAGGAGAGCACCTACCCGTACATGGAGGAGAGCAAGAACGAGCCGAACGAGAACTTTGCTATTGCAGAAGGTTCAGACTTCCACACCGTGTACATGGAGGACGTAGGTCCCCAGGTCGCCAAGGTCCGTAAGTACGGTATCGAGGCGTACGTAACGTACGAGGATGAGCGTCGTAACCAGTTGGGCGTGCTTGCACGTGCAACTACCCGTATGCTCAACACTATGGTCAAGCACCTTGACGGTGTTACCATGAACATGCTCAAGGCGAACCCAGCCATTAGGGACTTCCCTACTGTTAACTGGAACGACCCGACTTCCATCGGAATTTGGGACGACGTACTTGAGGCGCAGAACCTAATCGAGGACGAGGACGAGAGTGGTGGGGTCTACACCCCGGATACCCTCGTCGTTTCTAACTTCACTTACAACAGGTTGAGGCAGAACGCCGACATCCGTGACCTCTTCGGAGAGCGCGATGACAACCCGGTGTACAAGGGAAGCATGGAAGAACTCGCCGGTATGCGTATCATGAAGTCACAGTACGTAGCCAAGGACACTGCATTCCTTCTCCAGAAGGGTGAGATTGGTGGAATTGCTGACGAGGAAGCACTCCAGATGAAGCCGATTGAGCGTGTCGAGCGTAATGAGCGTATCTACTTGCGTTGCAAGAGGACGACCATTGCCTTCCTCACCGACCCTGGTGCAATCATCAGGTTCACCGGCCTCGTACAGCCGTAAACGACTTTAAGGGGAGGTGAATTAACATGGCACTTTACAAAGTAATCTCTCCGCGTCTCAGGATGTCAGCGCACCGTCTTGCCACTGGCACTGGCGGTGTTGCTGGTCCTGATGCAGCGGACAGCGATAAGGCGCAGAAGGACGGCGCTCCGGAGAAGCTAAGGTTCCCCCTCGGGAGGAACCAGCTAGTGTACACGGAGAAGGGCGACCTACAGGGCCTTAACGACGACGCCAAGAAGCGTGCCTTCTATGCACACAACGCAGAAGAGGTAGAGCACTTCATCGCACTCAACGCCCTTGAGGAGGTTGGTGACGACGAGAAGGCTAACTACGGTACAGCAGGTGACCCGCGTTATGAGGGTCTGGTCGGTCAGGACGACGGCACGGACCTCGACGTAGCACACGGCGAGGAATTGCGTCAGGCTGCGAAGGTACAGGCTGCTGACAACGTAGAGAACACTGAGAAGGAGGCCGATGCAGGCAAGACTGGTGCAAAGGCAACCGCTCAGAGTGGTGGACGCGCAAAGCCGAAGCCGCAGGAGTAATCCTACCGGGAGGGAGGTTCGTCAAGTATGGGTATCTACGTAGATGCTGAGGATATACGGCAGCACATGCGGGGAGGAAATGCGCTCTCAGTCGAGGCCCTAGAGGAATTGATGGCAGAGCAAGAGTACTTCGTTCAGACTACCCTAAACTTGAACGAGCTTCCCCCTGATAACCCTATCCTCACAAGCATAATCCGAGACCTCACAATCGCGGCGGCTATCTATAGCCTGACCGCACCGAACAGCGACGACCTTGGTAAGGCTGACACGCTCCGGCGCGATGCCAACAACAGGTTGACGACCGTGGATAGGATTGGACTTGGGCACCTTGACACCGCTTCCGCACCGCACGATGCGGCTGCTGAGGTGGTCAATGCTGCACCAAACTCGTTCTTCTCGTTGGGGGATTTCGACAGGTTTAACCAACTAGCGTACGACAGTGCTTCCCCGACTATCTTCATAATCCGGGAGAGGACTACACAGGATGACTACAGGTAGGACAACAGTAGCGTTCACCTTCTGGAGTGACTACGGCGACCTCCTCGGAGACGTTCGCAGGATTCAGAACGAGATGGACTTCACCCTCGCGGTCTTGGAGGGTATCAACGCAATACAGTACTGGCAGCGTAAGTACGCACCGGTAGGCAAGGGTAAGGGCGTTCACGGGCGCATACCCAAGAAGATAAAGTCTGCACGGATAATGAAGCGTGGAGACATAGTGTCAGCGACGAGCCGTACGACGTACGCACCGGCTATCTTCACCAACGAGGGTACTGGTACGCACCGCCCTGGTGGTAAGGCGTACTTCGTACGTTCACCGAGGGGTAACATAGTGCGGCAGGGTGAGCGTGGTTACATGCACCCTGGTGTCAAGGGCACGCACTGGTGGGAGCGTGGCGCTGACAAGGGCAGCAAGATTGCCCTGGAAGCATTCAGGCGTAAGGTTGAGACTACACTGACTAGTAAAGGACGAATCTAGGTTATGGGATACGGAACACTTAGTGCACAGATGGGGTTCAAGGAAGCTATGGACGCTGTAGGTAATGCACTGACGGAGTTGGCCGACGAGGATGTATTCCAGCACCGCAGTTACCCGTACCCCGACCAGTTGTACCCCGACAGTGGTTCACCCAGTTTGACTGTACGTTGGGATGGGATTAGCGCGGACAACGATGGGGACCCGGAATTTCTGGTACCAGCGGGTTTCCGTTACGAGGTTCGCATATACCACCCTATGTATGCACCGGCAGACGCAGGGCAGGTGGACAACTACGTATACGCGCAGGAACAGGTGGCTATAGGTACTGCCAGCCTTTACGAGGGACTGGCACAGAACAGGAATCTGGGTGGTCTGGTGTTGGACATCATCGTTGACGGCTCCCTGGCGGGAGACCTCATCGAGCCGTTGACCGAGACCGACTACTATGGGCATGAACTGATACTGGACGTGAGACTACATGCGAATTAACGGAAAGGAGGCAGAATGAGCGAACAGAAGAACGAGAACGTGCTACAGGAGAAGGCTCGTGGCGCTGCAAGCGTGGTGAAGGAGGCCGGTGGAAACCAGCCGGTAGCTACGACCGGCGGCAAGGACACTGGGGAGCGCAGGGTCGTGCTGGCTAACCGCAACAACAGGGGAGTAAGCTTCCCTGACGGCGATGGTGGCCTAATCAGGTATGCGGCAGGTGTCGTGCACACCGTCCCGGCAGAATTGGCAGATGCCAAGGACCCGCAGGGCAGGCCGTACTTTGAGGACGTTAAGGAAGAAGAGTCAGAGTAACTACTAGTAAGGAGAAAGGGGGTAAAACATGGCTCCAGCAGGTACAATCTACACAATTTTCAAGCCGAAGATTTACGTGGCACCGGTAGGCACGAAGCTACCGAAGATGTCCTTGGCAGTGGGAGACCCGTTCAGTGACGCCACCAATGGTGACGCAGCATGGAAGAGGGTCCCGCACACCGAGGAGGGTGCTACCATCACGCCGACCGCGCCGAAGGATGACATCAACAGCGACGAGGCTGGTGGGTCTATCGGTGTTGTTCCGGCAGGTGGAGCGGAGATTACGATTGGGTTCACGCCCATCACTCCGGACCTCGACCTGTTCACGTGGCTTGCAAGCCTTGCTGTTGAAGATTACGCAGCAGCGGCAGCAGGTGTCGGTACACCGGCATTCAAGAGGCTCAGCCTCACGCCGGAGGGTAGGCAGTTCATGGTCGGTATCGAAGGATACATCGACCCTGGCGCACTACTCGCAAACGGCGGTTGGGTCCGTGCATTCGGTTATCGCGTAGAGCAGACCGAAGAGACGGAAATCAACATGCGTCGTACCGGTGAGGACGCAGTAATGCGTCTCGGTGCGGCAGTAAGGTGCATGACCACTGAGTTGACAACAGCGCAGAGGAACGGCATCCCGGAGGTTGACTCTCGCTTCGACATGTTCGTTGTAGAGAGCGCAGCAGCCTAAAGTACTAGGCAAGACCCGTACGGGGGGAGATTCCATCCCCAATGGAGCTACCAGACCTCCCTCCGTACGGCTACCATAATAAACAACTAAATTACCACAGGAGGTAATAGGCATGGCTGAGCAGTATTACACCACTCCGCGTTCCCTACTCATTGGGAACACACGCGTAATTATCGAGGTTAACAGGTTGAAGCACGCCGTAAAGCGTGACCTCCGTAATTACTTCTCTAACTACTCACTTGAGCGCGAGACCGGATTCTTCGAGGGCGTTGACATCCCGGCTGGTGCTATTGAGGACATCGTTGTACGTCGTGGTCTGAACAAGTTGACCGTGGCCGGTGACGAGGTTAAGTTCGAATCAAACTCACCAATTGACGACTACCCGGATATCGGTATGGGTGACGAGGACGAGGATACCGACCTTTACGAAGAGGTCCTAAAAACCATCGTAGACCGTAACAGGTTCCTTGCACGTCAGTACCCGTTCAGCATGGTATTCGCGCAGTACCTTGCAATGGTCAATGCCGACAAGAAGAAGGCCGAAGAAGAGGCAGAGAAGGCTGGCGGTCCAGAGGCAGACGAGCAGCCGGAGGACGGGGGCGCTGGTCCGGACCCTACGCCATCCCCGGAGGCTACGTCTACCGGGCGACTTTTGTCAGGCTCAGATATGAGCGCAGCCAAAAACTAAGCGGTAGCCAGAGAGAGCACGCGCTCAGGGAAGCTCTCTCTCGCTTAGACGAGGAGATGAAACCGACCAGGGAGGCTAAGAGGGCTGCAACGGAGGCGTTGCAGGACTGGATAGTATGGGAGACGTTCGACCACAACTTCCTCTACGATGGGGGGTTGTTGGAGCAGGAGAATGAGTGGCTTGATGCCATCGCCGCCGTATCCGCAGCAAGCAACAAGGCTGAGGACTTCATACAGGCAGAGCAGCAGGCAATGCAGGAAGCGGAGCAGAAGAGGGCGGCTAAGCGGAAGTAAGGGGGCGCATGGCACGTGGGAAGACTTATGAGCTAAAGGCGGTATTCACCGCTGAGAACAAGGCGTCGAGGACTATCACTGCCCTTGAGAACCGCCTTGAGAAACTTAATAAGCAGGTCCGTAGCATGGAGAATGCAACCATCACCTTCAAAGGGGTTGGTGCGGACAAGGTACAGGACGACGTTGAGGACCTGAATAAGGCCGTCGAGAAGATGGAGCGTAAGGCCGAGGTACTCTTCCAGGCCAAGAAGGACAGGTCATTCGACCGTACCGTTAAAGAAGCCACGGATGTCAGCAAGCGCGTCAACAAGATGCGTACCCAGCTTACCATTGGTGCCCACGACGAGGGGCTTAGGCGTACCCTAAAGAACGACGAGAAGCTACTCGAACGCTTCGAGAAGCAGGTGCGTACGGCCATGCTTACGGCTGACTCTGATGAGGCACGCCGTGAGGCTGCGGCTGCGGGTAAGTACGTCTCACAGGTGTGGGCCAAGACCCACGAG